TTTTATGAGTGATTACAACATTACTTTAGAAAAAATGAAGCATTACCTGAGCATTGTGCATACACGTGATGACGCATTTATCGAATCACTCATACCAGTGGCTTTGGAAGACATTCAAAACTGTATAGATCGTCGTTTTGATGATCCTGAAACATGGGGCCGAGTTAAATTAGTCAATGAGCAAGGCAATATTCCTGCACCGCTCGAAGCTGCTGTAAAGATGGTTATCGATGATCTTTACCATAATCGTTCAACACAGTTTGATAAGTCACTGTTTGAGAATAAAACATTTACTCGATTGTTTTCACCCTATCGAAAAATGGGAGTTTAGCAAATGTCTCGGTTAGTAAAAAAAGTAGCTCTGCAAGCAATTATTGATGGTGAAGAGTGCCTAAAAATATTACATCAAATTTCTGAAAAACTTGATCCAAATCATCCAGCAGAAAGAATGACTATAGATCAAGCAAAAGCCAAACTTGATGAAGCTATGGGTAAAATTAAATGTTCTTTGGATTGGATGATTGCTTTACATGAGGATTAGTTCATGCAATCAGGACAACTAGATACGCTTTTTGAAGTACTCCAGCGTAGCCCTGCTAAAAATACAGGCGGTCAAGTCAAACAAGAATGGTCAGTAGTTGGACAGTTCTATGGTGAAGTAAATCCGGTGAGTGTGAATAACTTCGTGCAATCGGGTGTTCAGGGTTCTGCTCTGGTTGCACGGATCGTCATGCGACCAAATGATTTTCCAACGCTTACTGCTGCGAATCTTATTCGTAATGTAGATACACAGCAGCTTTATACGATTACAGGAATTTTGCCTTTTGATAAGGGCCGGCAATCGCTCATGGTGACTTTGGGGAAATTGTGATGGACTTTGATTTCAAGATTGATGGCTTTTCTGATTTAGCTGAGCAATTAGCAAGTCTTGTGAGTCTCGCAAAAGAAAAACAGTTAACTCAAAACGCACTATTTTATGCTTCACAGCCAATTTTCGAAGAAATTAAAGCAAATGCACCGCGTGCAGAAAAAGCATATTACCGCTATTACCGTGGTTCTCTAAGACAGCGAAAACGCGGCAACCCACAAAATTCAAGAAAGCTTAAACGACCCGGTACGCTTCGCCGAAATATTGCTCGTAAAAGAATTCGAATAAATGGCGGTGTGGCTGTCGGCATCTATGTTAAGCCAAAAGCATTTTATTACCGCTTCATTGAAAGAGGTACGCCAGTGATTCGAGCTGTACCGTTTATACGTCCTGCTTATGACAGACATAAAGAGCTATCGGTATTCAGATTCAAGCAAAAATACGGTGAATATGTGAGTACTGCATTTGCGAGAAAACGAATTATTGAGCGAGGATTTGATGATGTTAGCGAGTGAAGTGATTTATCAAACGCTCGGGCCGATTTTCAATGATCAAGTGGCACCAGCTCCAATTTCACAAGGGCAGCAAATTGAAGGCACATATATTACTTATCAGGGCATAAGTGAAGACTCTTTAAACACGGTAAAAACTTGGACCGGTTATGATCATTTGAGAGTTCAAATCAATGTTTTCAATACAGACAAAATTCAATGTGAAAAAGATGCTGCACGTGTGAAGCGCGCAATGTCTGATCAGAAATTATCTGAATGTGTGATTGCTGGCGCGCAGGACGGTGGTTTTGATGATGAAACGCAACTGTACCAGCATCAAGTTGATATTTTTATTTGGCAATATGCCGAGGAGTAACTCATGGCTGCAAAAGATTTAATTGATTCTCAAGGGATCGTGATTTCTTACAAATTACCGATAGCTCAGGCATTTTCAGAATTGTTAGAAGTTACTGATAGTCCACTACCGACAAAAAAACGTGAAGTTGACGACATCACGACAGTAAAATCGACGCATAAAGAAACGGCTGCTGCAGGTGTAATTAGTGCAGATGACTTAGCGTATGAGCTACTCATGATTTCTGGAAGTGTACAACAGCAAGAACTAGATCAGTACTTTGAAGATGGTGAAATGCTCGACTTCAAGGTTGTATTACCTGATGATGCTGCAACAACTTATACTTTTCAGGGCACGATCACCGAACTTTCTCCAGTACGTGCTGCCAATAAGAAAAACCGCTTTAAGTTGACCATTGCGGTGAATGGCAAAGTCACCAAAACCACCACTCCATAACATAAAGCCCGCAATGCGGGCTTTAATATTTTAGGATACTGAAAATGACTGAAAAAACAATTGCTGCTGGCTTAGCTGCTGCATTCTTGGCGTTGGCTGAAAATAAAGATTTTGTAACTGATGAAGTTGAAGGATTAGGCAAAATTGGACTGAAGCGTTTAAGTCTTGCAGATCGTGATGCTTGGGTTGAGGCTGATAAAGATTCTGTAGCCGTCATCATCAAAGGTTCGGTGTGTGACCCAGAAACTGGTGAGTTATCACTTAAAAATTTAACAAATGATCAGATTAAGGCTATTCCGGGGCCTATTGCTGATGAATTGGTTAAAAAGATTTATAAGCACAACAACATCAAAACGCTTGCTGATATTCAAGCTGAAAAAGAAGCAGGGCAGGAGCCTGAGCAGCTAAAAAACTAAAAAGCCGACCTGATCTAAGATTTAGATTTCAGCTTGCTTTGCGCTTAGGTCGCACGGTCGGCGAGCTAGAAAAAAGCATGACGTATCAAGAGTATCAATACTGGCAAGCATTTGATTCACTTGAACCCATTGGTATGTTGCGTGAAAACGTATTTCAGGCACATATTGCAAAAACTGTTTTTGATGTAAATTGTCCTGAAAACGAGTATGAACTAACTGACTTTATGTTATTTCAGGAACGGCCAGAACGTACTGTTGAAGATGTAATGGACGACATTAAAACTAGAATGGCAAGTTTGTGTTAAAAAAAACTAACTAAAAGTTAGCTTTTTACTAAAAACCAAAGTAAGATTAGTTTTCGCTTTGGTAGTTGACTTGTTGGGCAAATCCATTTAATTTTAAAAGGCACTCGCAAAATCGGGTGTTTGGGTTAGCCTCCAATTAAATCACTAGGTCAATATGACCGCTAAAGCGGTTTTTTTATTGCCTATAGTTTTCTACAGCCTGTAGAAACTGCCCGTTATGGCGGGTTAGGTGGGAGCACTTCGGTGCGTCAGAACCTAGTGACTGATAAGGCTAATCCCATTTAACTCGCCACCCAATTTATTAGCCTAGATTTGGTGGTGAAAATTCCTTAATACACTAGGAGTATTCATCATGAATGCTATTTCAAATTTTACGTTTCACGAATCACATAACATTCGCATTATAGATATTAATGGCGAACTTTGGTTTGTTGCTTCTGATATTGCCAGTGCTTTAGATTACCGTGACGCTAGTAATATGGTTCGTAATTTAGATGTTGATGAGGCTGGTACTCACAATGTGAGTATCAGGTCTGAAAACGGTATAGAGCAAAGCCGTCCAATGACAATCATTAATGAATCTGGGCTGTATTCATGTATTTTAAAAAGTCGTAAACCTGAAGCAAAGCAGTTTAAAAAGTGGGTAACGTCTGAAGTTTTACCAAGCATTCGTAAAACAGGTCGCTATGATATTGCCCAAAATGCACCGAGGGAATACCTCAATACCGATGATATGAATAAGATCAAACGCTTGGTCGTGCTTTGTGCGCACTATACTGGGCGTAAGGAAGCATTTACAAAAGCAATTCACTTTGCTCTGCGACAGGCAACAGGTGTACCGTCACCAAACAAATTTGAGGTTCAACACTTGCCTTTGCTTGCAAGAGAGTTTCAACGGATTTTTAGTATTGTTGAGCCGTACTTCAATGCACGATATGAATGTGAAAATTTGATTATGAAACATTTAATACGTGGAAATGCTCCAGTGCATTTTTTAGATGGTCTGTTGATTGACATGAAAAGTTCTGCGAACAGTTACAACGCAAGTAAGGATGAGCAACTGAAGAATTTGTTCAACGCTGACTGTTTGGCGCTCTTAAATCGTAATCGTTTAAAAGCAGTTTAATTTAAGCTTGCTTTAAGTTTTCTAAGTTGAGTATATTCTAATCTCTTATTAGTAAGGGGTTAGAATAAATGTTTAATATCTTTGGTAAAGATAAAAAGCAGAAAAATGATTCGATACAAAATAAAAGAAATTTAGATGAATCGTATCCTTATGACATCGTTGGTGAACAAGCATACCAGGCAAACTTAAAAAAAATTGCGGGAGTGAAAACAGCAGTATCAAAAGAAGTGGAGTTGTCAGCTAAAATCTTGTCTGAACCATTTAATCAGTATGATAAAAATGCATTAAAGGTTGAAATTAATGGATTAACTGTTGGTTATATTCCTAAACAAGATGCTGCAAAGGTGGCAAAATTCAGTAAAGTGATTCTCTGTACACGACAAAAATAGATAACTCATTGAAATAATGTCATAATAATTGTTTTCTAACGACGAATACTATGACACATCTCAATGAGTTATATCTTATCTTAAACAAATCTCTAAAATGGAACAAGTCACATTT